GTTTAGCGCAACTGGTTTTTTGACACTTTTGGCAGTTAATCAAGTGTTCTTCTCCTTCAGCTTTTCCTCTGCCCACCACACTGCTGATTGAAAAGCCTGTTCAGTTACCCAAGATTCTTTCCAGCCCTGTGCAATTTCATCATCAGTCAGACCTACCCATGCGGATGGCTTGCCAGACGATTCGCTGCGCTGTGGTGGGGTGGTGTAGAGGTCATACTCGCCATCAGGCAACGATTCAATGCCGCGATCCCAATTCCAGAGTTCTGCGTGAAGCTCGCCGTTCTTGCGCCAAGTGCGGATGTTGGCCACAGGCTCTTGCTCTGGCTGTGCCAAGGCTTCTTTGGTGAACAAAGGAATTCGATCTAGGTTCGCAACAGTCGGGGTATGCCATTTGATTGGCTCTGCGAATTCCAGCGTGCGCTTCTCGACATTGATGTATGCGATTGGTTTCATGCCAGCTCTCCTCTGGCTCTGATGGCGATGGCGCATTGAAGTCCCGCCTCCACGCTTACCTCGGACTTTGTTGCTTCCCCCCACCATGCTACGGGTTTGCTCCATACATTTGCTTCACACACCTTTGCACAGGCTTCACGCTCTTTGGCGGCTACAAGGTTGGCAAATTCTGTTAATGCGTTCATGTATAACCCATCACGATTGCCTGTTGTCACAAGGCGGCATTGAATTGCAAACCGAATGATTTCATCTTGTGTCATTTCTTAAGACTCCGAATATAAATAGCCATGCTGGACAGCGTATCCTTGCCAAACGCCTTAACAAAATCATGTTCAATTCTGTATGCCGCCATTTCAAGTGCTGCGTTCCAACCCGCTTTGTAATGTTCATCCATCATTTGCTGATTTGTTTTTGGCAAAGTTTTAGGTTTATTGAAAGTGCTCATCGTATGTCTCCATCTGGCTTCCTTTTCTTTGATGGCTTGAACTTGCCAGCCTTACGAAAGATTGTCCGCAGACTGTTGTAGTTAACACCAAATCTAGTGGCAATCTCCAGCTTGCTAAAGCCCTGCTCGTACAGACTGAAAGCTCTGCGCTCGTCAATCTGAATTGGCTTGCGTCCTGATCCTTTTCTAGCTCCACCCTGCATTTAAGACTCTCCATGCTGTTGCCGCCACTCTAGGAACTTGTGCATTTCCAATGGCTTTAAGTCTGTCCACTTGTCCGGGAAGTCCATTAAAAGCTCTGCAAAGTCCGGGTGAAAATATTGAGCGCAATCCGGACTCGTTCTTATCCACTCCATCGTAAAACTTCCCTTGTATTCTCGGCTTCCCAAAAACCTTTTTTTTGATGCCCCTCTCCACATACTTGTGACAGGGGTCGGTAGCCAAGACCCAAATTCGTTCTCGCCTGTGGGGTAATCCAATCGAGTCTGCTCCCAACACTCCCCATTTCGCATCAAACCCCAATTTGGCAAGGTCGCACAATACTCGTTCAAGTCCTCTAGAAGTGAGCATTGGTGAGTTCTCAATAAATGCGTACTTGGGTCGTACTTCGCAAATGATGCGAGCCATTTCTCTCCACATTCCTGAGGCTTTGCCATCAATTCCTGCTCCTTTTCCGGCGGCACTGATGTCGGTACATGGAAATCCTCCAGATACGACATCAACAATTCCTCGCCAAGGCTTTCCGTCAAAGGTTTGTACGTCATCCCAAATTGGGAAAGGCGGGAGAAATCCGTCATTTTGTCGGGCGCACAATACGCTTGCTGGGTAGGCTTCCCATTCAACGGCACAGACTGTTCGCCATCCGAGAAGTTTTCCCCCAAGTATTCCTCCACCAGCGCCTGCGAATAAAGCCAACTCATTCATTGCATCCCCATGGGATCTTCATCACCCATTGCATCTTTGATTCGTTTAAGTTCCCTAGCCATCATCACCATCAACTGGCTGTTGGCATGAAAAGCTTCTGCCATTTGCTCAAACTGGTGTTCAAGGTGGCTGATCCGCTGCTCCAAAGTATCTTCATTCATGGCAAAAGCTCCATCACTGTGACCTCAATCCGAGGTGATCCAAACGCCTTGATGCTGTGCAATTCGCATACCTGACTGTCATCGACCCATAAGATGCCATTGCCAGCATCCATCAAGCCCTTGATGTAGTTGTCCAGATCGGGCTTGCCAACTGGTCTAAGCACACCTGTCTCTGCTTGCTGGCGCTTGGCCTTTGACCAACTGACAGGAATAGCTTTATAGACTCGCACAGAAAGGGCTACAGGCGTGTCCAAAGGATCTTGGCTACCCATGGCTTGTCTCGCTACTTTGGCTATCTCCTGCTCCCAATTTGCCGTCTTCTTGGGTGTATAGGTCTTTACGAATCCCCCTTGTCTGGCGAATCTCGGCCTGCCTTTCCCCACAGGCTCTCCACATACGACAAAATTCACCATGAAAGTCATTAAGATCCCCTGTAATTTGTAAAGCTCGGTCAACCAGACTGGTAGGCATCGCCTCGCCTTCACGCACAGCATCCAGTACCTTGACTGCGTCTTGCTTGGTCATTTGATAGCCCTCAATGGCTTGATAAAAGGCAGATCTGAAGGCTTTTCAGGTGGTGGTGGAGGTAAATGCAAGCTTGGCGGCATCCAACCATACTTGCGCCATGTTGCTTGGACATCAGCACCACGCTGATACTTGAAGTTTTCAGCGGTCACACGGATGCTGGGCATGGTGATCTTTGTGCCTTCAGGTGGATGCCATTTGTTACTCATTGCCAGTCCTTAAAAATGATTGAAGCCTGGTATTGGCGCTGGAATACTGCCGACCAAGGTGATCAATTATCAAGTCGTCAACGATTGCCGCCATCGATCTGCGTTGCGCCAATGCCGCATTACGCAAAATCTCTTTGCTACTAGGACGCACTCTCACCATCAGCGGAGTGACCTCGATCTTGGGATTGATTGTGTGTTTCATGCTTGCAAGTATATTGCAAAATGCAATCATTGAATTAGGGAAAGCACCTAGAAGCCTAGCGTTTATTGGTGTTGTATGATGCTATCACTTTGCAATCATGCAGAGCAACAACCTACCTACTAAGGAGAGTTCAATGAAGTTCGGCACAATCTGGAAGAAGCTTGTCCGTAGAAAAGACCCCCAAACCAGCAAAGACGCAGCCAAACTGGTCAACACCACCAAAATGGAACAAGTCGTCTATGAGGTGATTGCCAGTTATCCACAGGGTTGCATTCAAGATGAGGTACTGGCTCAGTTAATGAGCTACCCCTACAGTACAGTGACCGCTCGGTTCAAAGCCTTGCTTGACAAGGGATACATCGTTGACACTGGGCTGACCCGCCCTGGTAAGTCAGGTCGAAACCAGCGGGTTCTTATGATCAAGGAGTTTGACAATGCCTAAATTAACCTCGGACAAAATGCTGTCCTGCTCACAACTGCCCAGCCTGTTTGGTGTCAGTCCCTATTCCAGCCCCAATGATGTGCTGATGTTCTGCCTTAAGTCCATACTGGGCGAAGATGCCAGAACCCAAGCTGGTGAAGCGGCAGACTGGGGCAATGCCTTGGAGCCAGCCATCATTGCTGAGATGGCAAAGCGCCTTGGTATTGACCGCTATGTGATGCCTGACAAAGCATTCCAGCATCCCAACCTTGCACTTGCCGCCAGTGCTGATGCTATTGCCTACATTGACAAGCCCATGGTCATCAACCATGACCCGAGCAAAGGCATCTATGTGGTGGATGGAGACAGCATTGAGTTGACTGGCAATGGAGTGCTGGAATCCAAGCTTACCCGTGGACACCCAGAGGATGTACTGCCTTTGTACCGTGGGCCAATCCAAGTCCAAGGCGTGATGATGTGTACTGGCTTGGACTGGGCAGCCATTGGCTGTCTGTATTCAGGTGTCGAACTGCGGATCTTTTTGTTCAAACCCCATGCTGAAACCATGGCACAGATTGAGAACTACGCCATCGACTTCCAAGGCAGACTGACAACCTTTGAAGAGACTGGTGAAGCCCAGTACTACCCAGCAGTTGACAGCAAAGATGCCAACCGCATCTGGCCTACAGCAAGGGAAGAAGAGGTCGAGCTTGACATTGATGCCGAAGACTTGGTTGCCAACATTGTGCTTGCCAAAAACAAGATTGCCAGTATTCAAGAAGACATTGATCTCTGGGAGAAGGATCTAAAAGTAATGATGAAGGATTATTCCAGCGCCAAGGTTGGTCACTGGACACTCAAATGGCCTATGCGTCACTACAAAGCAACGCCTGAGAAGATCACGCCAGCTAAAGAAGCCTACTCAGTCCGTCAATCAACGATCACTATTAAGGAATCCAAATGAAACAGATTGCATCAGCCCTTGTCAAAGCCCAAAGAGCCTTTGGCCCAGCATTGAAGACTAGTACAAACCCTCACTTCCGCAGTAGGTATGCAGATCTGTCTGCTTGTGTCGAAGCGGTGATCGATGCCCTAAATGAAAATGGCATATTTTTACTGCAAAAAAATTACGACTGCAATGATGGCATCATGTGCGAGACAGTGTTTGTCCATGAGTCTGGCGAGATGCTGGAGTGCGGCATCGTCCACTTTCCTGCTGTCAAACAGGATCCACAAGGGTACGCTAGTGCCTTGACCTATGCCCGTAGGTACAGCCTGATGTCTGCCTGTGGCATAGCACCAGAAGACGATGATGGCAACGCTGGCAGTCGCAAACTAGCGCCAGCAACCAACCCGCTGGATGCTATCAAGCCACCAGCGCCAGCAACTACTTTGCCATACACGCTAACCATACCAGGCAAAGAACCACGCCATTATGCTGACTCAGATGCATACACAAATGGAACCATTGAACTGCGTGAAAAGGTAGAGAAATCCACACTTGCCAACCGCACAAAAATGACTAAGCTTCGGGAATTGCGTGAAGCAAACGAGGATCAGGTCAACAAGATCAACCCTGAGCATAAGGCAAAGTTGCTTGGGGATTACCAACTGCGCCTAAAGAGACTGGGCGCACAGCTTGAGGAGAAGGACGATGAATCCATCGGATTGGGAGAAGCTTGACAAAGAATACAGAGAGTACTGCCGCAGATGTCAGTCTGTCGGCATACCCCCTGTTGATTTCCACACTTGGCTTTTAGGCCAAGATTAAGCCATCAAGGAATCCAAGGCGTGTTGAGTACGAGCAATCCGATCATCAATGCCATGGGTTCCACCATTGATCCGCTTGGTCAATGTCGTCATATCGTTGGCATCAGCAAACTGATTCAACTTATTCTTATCCCAGAACCAGCCTGCTGACAAGGCAGCATACTGAGGACTGGATACCTGATCTGGATCTTCAACCAGGTCAACACCTAAAGCTTCACCACACGCACGGTAGTTATCTTTGCCAGTCAACTGGATCAGACCACGACCACGGTACTTGAACCCTTCACCAGAATCCTCATCACCATTGCCCATGCGGTCAGCGTAGACCTTGTTGGCAATCTTCTCTGGATTGCGATGGTATGGCTGGGCAGCGTCCAAACTAGGGAACCGCTTAGGCCAGACCTTGGTCAATCCTTCTGCTGAGTAGTTGAGGTTTTCTTTGAGCGCAGTGAACCCAGCAGATTCGTGAGCGCATTGCCCCAAGAAACAAGCCTGTCTTTCAGGCGTTGATATGTCGAAACGATCAAAAGTTTCATTGATTGCATCTATCCACTCCTCTGCCTTTGCAGGCGTTAATTTCAAAGCATGGGCAAGTTGTTCAGCGTTCATCAGTTTCCTTTCATGGTTTGGTAGATGGAGTTGTAGGCATCGATGCAGGCGTTGAGTTGTCTGATTGCTTTGTCTCCATCGTCTGTGATGGTGATAAGAGCTTTAGCAGTCTCTCGCTCAAGTTCGGCTCCTGTTTGAATGCTATCTCCGCTGGCAACGGGGGGATCTGCGGGGGCTTGTACGGGGCAGGCGGTGGCTTTAACAGGGAGCCGCAGCCGCAAAGTGCCAGAGTCAATGTCAGCATTGCGCTTTTGAATAACAGTTTTTGCATTGTTGTTTGCCTTCACCAATTGAGTTGCTTGCGTTTGAACAGCAGAAACCAGAGCTTGTTCCTTTGCCCTTGCCTGCTCGTTTAACCTGGCTATCTCTAGTTGCTGGCGCTTGCTCTCATCAGATCCACCTTTGATGTATCCAGTTGTGCCAGCGCCAATCACAGCCATCAAGATGCCAAGTAGCACCCATGGATTGAATAGACTCATTCCTTGGCTTCCATCTTTGGTTCGCTGTCAGCTTCAGCATCTGCCTTGGCAACAGCTTTTGCAACAGCTTTGACACCAGATCTACCAGCCACACCACCTAGCACACCCGTAATAAATACCATGATCGTAGAGATCTGGCTGGTATACACCTTGTCAATGGGAGCCATGCCAGCCATTGGCTGAGTGACATAAGTCACAGAATAGAGAAACGCAAACATTGCACCGAAAAGAATTGCCACCAATATGACAATCACAAAAGCCCACACACGGATCTCTATCTCTTCAGCGGTCATTCGATTTGGTTTGTTCATTACAACGGTCGGCATTATTTTTTCTCCTTTTCAGATGTGGTGATCAACATTTCAGGACAAGTGCCAGTGGCACTACAGATTGGAGGTTTGCATTGATCAATTTCCCAGTTCTTTGGGTCTTGGCATGGATACCTGAATCTATCTTCGCAGCCAGTCAACAAGACCAGCAAAACAGACAACCCCCAAATGCAATAGATGTTCATTTTTCTTTCTCCCTTTCCTTTTGCTCAAGCTGTCGTCTTAACCGTTCAACCTGTTCCAACTGAGATTTAGCCTCATTCTTTGTTGCAAGTATGTCAAGATAAAGAACCCCCATGATTGGCAACAGCAAGGCAATCAGCACACACGCAGCAATCCAGCCCACTATTTCTTCCCCAATTGGTTTACGAACAGGAGCCACATCCAAAGATACAGGAGGAATATAAAAGTCGCTACTAGGTATCCTAGTTTTAGCTGGAAGCTTCTTTGCTCTTCCTTGCGTTGCCATGACTCTACCCTCTTCGCTGCTTCTTGTTTGAGTCTTGCCTGAGTTTGCTCCTCCTGAATGATCTCCCTCATGTTAAACACCTCGCTGTACAAAGCCCCCATTTCAGGTGGGGACTGGTACACCATGCATTCACGGATCTGAACCACTAACTCAGCCATCTGCTGCTGTGCCATCACACGCTTTAGTGCTGCCTCCATGTAATTCTGATCTGGGTCATAGACAGTTCTCGACTTTTCTTCTTCTTCTCTTATGTGTGCTTCAAGCTGTTCCTGAATTTTAAAAAACTCAGTAAGCTGCTTGACAATGTTGACCTTGACTTGTGTCTCGTCAACGGCAACGAACTTCTCCTTCTTTTTCGCCACAGACTTTGGCGTGGCAGAGGATTGAACTGGCTTATTCTTAGGTTTAAAGAAGTTACTAAAGTTACTCCAAAATCCAGTAACTTCCTTATATATGCCAGCAACCTCATCGACAGTCGCTTTGACCTCCATGAAAGACTCTTTGGCTTGCTTATAAAGTTCACATCCTTCTTTAATTGCTGCCACACAAGCATTGGCAGCGAATAGCAAGGATATAGGATCCACATTGTTACAACCCTAAAAGCTTCTTAACGAATTCACCAGCAACGCCTGGGCCAAACAGCACACACAGCATGACAGCATAGATAAGATATTCAATCTTAGTCATGCGCCTATCACCCTCACGCAAAGACTTGTCTATGCTCTCATATCTCTGAGCGCAGATTGCTTCATGCACAGCAAAGTTCTTTTCAAGATCAGACATTTACAGGCCATCCTTGTGCGGTTACCACATCAATCAAAGCAGGTACATCAGCACAGCCTTGGATGGCAGTCACAAGCCTTGTGCATTCAGCAATCACTGCCGCCCTGTATGTCACAGTATCAGCGGGTATGTCCACGCTACGCTCAACCTTGCGAATCACCATCCAATCAGACTGAGCCAGCAATTTGTTGGCGGTGTCTTTGACCTGTGCAATCCACTGTGACTTTAGTCCTTTGGTGACAAGTCGTTCAGATGAATCAACCATTGCTTGTGTGGCAGAGTCATAGACTTGCACATACATGGGGTTGCCATCCTCGTCAGATTCTTCTCTGTCATTCAACAGTTTGGGGTTGTCTACGCCCCAGTAAAATCTGTCATCGTATGTGGTAGTCACATCTGCCACCTCTGTGATGCCAACAGCATTCTTCTCTGCAATGCTTGTCAAGCGTAGCCAGTTTGCTGGATAGCTTGTGCCATCAATGGTGAATGGTGTGTCAAGTGGGAGTGGTGAGCCATTGAGTAAAAACATGAGTTACCTCGCAAGTGAATTTTTGTTTAAGTATTTGATAGCTTTTTCCAATAATTCTGTATTGTCTCGCATCAAGCCTAAAGCACGATTACAGCAGTCACAAAGCAATCCACGAACCTTGCCTGTTGTATGGCAATGGTCTATGTTTAATCTAGTTTTGTGCTGGTCTTTGGGTGGCTCTGCTTTACAAATAGCGCACTTGCCATCTTGAGCAAATAACATTTCCTCGTATTCTTTAAAGCCCATTCCGTAACTGCGTTTCATGTGCAGTTCAAGGTCATATTCTTTTGTTTGGCTACGACCATGTTTATATGCTGGAGCATCTTTACCTTTACGCAATTGCAAACAACCGCAGGATTGAGTTCTGCCTGTTGCCATTTGGCTAAACCCTACAATTTTTTCAGTTCCACAATCGCACATAACTCGATATTTAAAACTGCCGTTTCCTGTGCGTGATTCAGTTTTTTCCAATAGCGTAAGCATCGCTATCTTTGTGCCTGATTGGTCTTGATGAAAGCGTCCTTGTGGCATAGTATTCCTCAACGCCCGAGAGCCGATTTAAACGGCACTTCGGCAAAGGCGGCATAGATTAGGGTGTTTGAGGTGTTTATGTCACCCCAACTTAATCGAATCTTAAATCCGTTTGAAAGAAAATCAACGCCACCAGCAATACCCGTAGCCCCGCTGTTTTCTGAATCAGCGGTATTTGGTGCTAATTTTTCACCTGTTACATTGTATGTACTTCTTGCTGAATCAAACACCACCCATGTTCCACCAGCAACTACTGATGATTTAATAAGTAAATATCTTGGTTTGAATCCAAGATACACAAAAGGCCCATCAGCAGAACTATTGCCTGTGTATTTACCAAATGCAGAGTATCCAGCTACTGCGGCAAAGCAGTACATAACCATTGTTGTATTAAGAGCCATCATTGTTCCGTTGCCCAAAGTGACAACAGTAGATGTTGGATTAGTATTTCCCCAATAGGATGTGTTGGTAGTTGCCGCACCAGTTGTTTGTAAATTCAAATACTGTGATGCGGGTGTTGTTAATCCTGTGTGATAAACACCCCATGAACCAACCGCACCACGCTCTTTGGTAATTACCATTGCTGGGGCAACACCAAGACCATGCCCAACAGTTACAGCACCTGAAGAACCAGTTGAAGTAAATGTCACCACGCTAAAGCCAGCAGTGGGGTTTGCTCTTACTTGTGATGAGATTGTCCCGCTGGTGTTGGTTACAGTTGAGCCGCCAGCGTTCCATTGCCAGCCGACATAGGTTTGCGAGTTGCTGTTTGCCATGCCAATAGCGTCAGTGCCAAGGCTAAATCCAGATGAGGTAAACGCTGTGACCGCACTAACCCCCGATCCGCTATATTGGTTTTCTGCACCTGTGTTGTTGCTAACAAGATAACTTGTTGCTCCAACAACAGAGTTTTGTAGATAGTGGTTTTGAGTACCGCTTCTATTTTTAATCCAAACCAAGTCAGGTTGAAATGAAATACCATTAACAGCATTGCTAACAGCTAGTGTAGTGTTTGTACCCGTGTAAGTCGTAGCCGCCATGTAATTAGCACCATTGCTAATCGTAGGCGTAGGCAGATTTTGCGTGTTCAGTGCTTTGAAACCTGTGGGTGGTGTGTAGCTGAATGGGCGTTGACCAAAATTCAGATTAGCCACAGACGAAGTGTTATTGCCTTGGAAGAACGGAAACCACTCTTTTGCGGAGGCCGTTAGCGTTTGGTTAGACCCTGTTGCTGGATTGCCTGTGGTGGTTCCAGATGAGTCATACCAAGAATTATTTTTTCCAAACCAAAACTTGCCACTATCTGCGTCATAAGCACATTGCAATATGTCATTGGTCGCAAAGTTTATCGATGCAGACGAGAACACTGTTGTTGTTTCATTAAACACACCAGATACAGAATCGTTCCTGTCACCAAAAGAAATTGCATTAGCAGCCCCAACAGCCGCAGAGGTCAGCGCAAAAGAATTTGTAACCATGCCAAAAATAAACCAGTTTCCAGCCGTTGTGCTTGTGTTGGAAACAGTAGTCTCCCAATACCATTTTCCCGTTGTCGGGAGTTGCATGGTTGCCTTGCGGCCTGAGTAACTAGAGAGCGAGGTAGCGTCAAGGTTTCCATTCGCCAGCGTTGCACTATCTTGCAACGGATTCAACACGCAATAGTTCCCCCGCCCTTTATCACCATCAGCATAAGGCGTAGGCACGTCCAGCATGGAATCGTAGGTTGTGCCAGCAGTTGTAGATACATTAACTGGAAACCAACTATTAGGCCCAATATTGTTAACATACATATCTAATGTGGCAATCCAAAAATTACCAGCTGTAGTACCAGACAAATATCTTAATCTCCAATATCGGTGCGAACCATTGTCATCTATATCAGTAGTATTGCTTTGTGCAAGCCCTGCTGAAAATGTATGTGTAGTAGCTGACCCTGTTACTGTTGTCCATGTGACATTATCGTCAGAGTATTGAATATTGAATATACTTGTTGCACCTGTACCATTAGCAGCAGCGGTAAGTGTTGCAATTCTTCTTATTTTAATAGCTCTACCAAAATCATATCCTAATGCTGTATTTGTAGTTAAACCACCAGGGTCTGCTGCTGCTGTTGATGAATTGTTGTCTCGTAAGTGTACTTGGGCTGCACCAGCAGATGCAAATGTCATGGTTCCTAATATGGTATAACCCACACTAGTATTGCCAAGTTCAACACGATTTAATGCATCTGCTGATTTATCTGCACCAATACCAAAACTATCCGCACCAGAGTTATCAGAAAAAGGTAAATAGAAGCCATTTGTGCCGTATGTACCAGCATAGCGTTTAGGTTGCCATACACCTGTGACTGCGTTAGTTTCTCCGAAACTAGAAGGCGTTAACGCCTGTCCGTCAATGAAATTGATTTCGGTGAGGTAGCCGTCCATTGGTTGAGCCGCAGAGAAAGCGCCACCAGTACTAAACCACAGTACCCCAGAATAATGTGCTATTGCACTATTAATGTAAGTATTGTAGTTTTGCGCTGGGTAGGAGGCAGTTGAGTAAGAAACCTCAACTCCATTTACATAAATGCGAACTCTGTTAGCAGCGGTTGCTTGTGTTGTGTCTACCTTATAGACAATGTGGTACCAAGCAGATGGGTCTCTAAGCAGATTTGCAGAGCTAACAAGTCCTGTTTGTACACCGCCATCCCATGTAGCAAAATTCACTGAATCGTTGCCTATGCGGAGTAAGGTAGCGTTAGTAGATGCAGTGTTATATGGCGTACCCAACAGGTTTTCAAGAGAGGCGTTTCGGCTGATTTGATAGCCATCAGCACCAGCGGCAGCCAGTAGGGGGTGGGCGTTGATGATGCTCATTTCACATCCGCAATCAAACGTGCAGTAATACGACTTGCACTTTCAACATAATAAGCAATTACATCAACAGCATTTGCCGTAGTTGTCAATGTCGGAGCAGTACCGCCAGCAAACTTCCAATTGCTTCCATAAGCCAATGTGCGTGATCCAGTGCCATCTTGTGTCACCACAACCGCACCAGACTGACCAGCAGTTTGATTGGTTGGATTAGCCAATGTCCGATTGCCACCCAGCGTCACACTGAAGTTGTTTGCCACAGCAAAGTCAGCAGTAATGGTTGCGCCATCAGTTAATGCTGTAATGGATCCACGTTGTGCTGCTGTAAAAGATTGAGCAGTATTTGTTTTTGCATAATTTGCATCATATGCCTGAACATCAGTTCCAATTGCAAGACCAAGATTTGTTCTTGCCCCAGCAGCAGTTGATGCACCAGTACCACCATCAGCAACAGCAAGGTCTGTAATGCCAGCAATACTGCCACCACTGATTGCAACAGCATTTGCGTTCTGTGATGACATTGTGCCTAATGATGGAGACTCAGAAGTACCAGCAGTAGCCACAGGATTGCCATTAACATCAAACGCCAAGTACTTGCTTGCACGACTGGTCTTGCTTGGCAAAACCATGTTGATGTCTGTTGGATCAGTTACAGGAGCTTTCAGTCCACGCTCTGCTTTTTCATCAGTCTGCTGGCTAAAAATGACCAAGCTGTCAAACTCATCATTGAGCGAGTTGGCAAACAAATCACCACCAGTTACAAAGTCTGTAGTGCCATTGGCATTGATCGTCACAGTGTAGTCAGTGGTCAGCGTCAGTAGTGTGGTGTCTTTATATACCGCAATGTCAGTATTTGTGAGAATCTCAAAGCTGAAGCTGTATGGCCCTACTCCAGCAGAGCCAGTGTATACAACACGCCTTGTTACATCAGATATCGGGTATGCCATTATTTAGCTCCTTTGCCAAATTCATTGAGTCTTTCAGCTTTGTCGGCAATGCGTTCCTTAATGTCATCACCATAAATGCTTTCTTCCAATAAAAACTTTTTGGAGATTTCAAACACATCACTGAATGTTTTGCTGATCATGTTCTGATACCTGATTAATGGCTGTTTATTGTCGTCTTCTTTAATCATTTGCACAACCGCTTTAACCTGATCTTCCAATTTGAGTTTGTCATTCGCAATACGAATCACTTCGTTATATTCTTCAGATGTCAACTTGGTGCTTGAAGAGATTCCAGTTTTTGGATCTACCATGTTGACTTGTCTAGTAGGCATACTAATGTTGGCATTCAACTGGATCAACGCCTGATCAGTCTCAGACATCTTGCCTTCTTTCATCCGCAATGGTGACCATGTGTACTCATGCGGTACTGTCTCGCCCCAGATGTTAAGCATGGGTGGCAGATTCTCAGATAAGCCAGGTGTCTCAGATTTCCACTTGTTTACAGCATCCATCAAGCCTTTGAGGCCAGCAGGCAAATTAGGATCTGCTTGGTAGTCTCTACGCAATGGATCAATCTTTTCTTTGGTGCTGGTAATAATTCCAGACAGTGGCTCAACAGATTTGATGGCAGTTGTTGTACCAATCCGAGCAATACCATTCAACATCTCAACCATGTGTTGTCTGCTGTTTGGAACACTGCCGCCAAGCAATGAGGTGATATTGCTCACACCAGTCAGCATTGGATGCTCCAACATATAGTTGGCAACACCAAACACAATACCGCCAGCCAGCGCATTAACACGACTGTCGTCTTCCTCATACCGAGCATAGTCCACATAGTCAGCAGACATACCCATCAAAGCTCCAATAGGCTCCATGCCTTGGTAACTCAAGTAGACCTTACCTGCGTAATCACCAGAACCAAATCTGACCATGCCAGGGAACTGCGAAAAGTCTTGACGCACATCTTCTGTCAGGTTACTGATGTCAAACACAAAGCTGTATGGTTGCCAGCCTTGGCGCTCCATCGCTTGGCGTGTGCCTTTATCACCAGGGCCAGATCCTGTAATCGTTCCATTGGTAGCCATTTGGCTGAATCCATATATGGCTGCACCACCAAGACCAACCTTGGTCATTGCCATATCTGCTTCTTTGCCGCCTTGTTTCATGGCAGACCAGAAAGAACTGGTAAATGGAGCCAATGGTGTACGAGCTACTGCTTCACCCATCACATTGACTGGTGTTGCAATAAATGGCAGTTGAGTACGCAAGGCAAATCCAGTTGCTGTATTTGGTGTCAATGCAGACTGTATTTTCCCAGCAGTACCTTCAAGCCTTTGAGTAAATGTCCCAGTCTCTGCCAAACCCACAATGTAATCTGGTGGCTCCAGTAAGAATCTATCAATGGCATCAGACTTGGCTTTGAGCGCATCAGCAACAGATGAGCCGCTTTTTAGCGCATCGTTATATGTATTGATGCCAAGTCGTGAGGCTTCAGCAGACAACTCATAGGTGTAGTTGACACCCTTAAAGAATTCATCTGATGTCATCAATGCACGACCAGGCAATGTGGTTACATAATTGAGTGACCTAATGCCAGCCGACAACAAAGATCCATCTGCTTTGGCATTAAACAACTCTAAGCGGGATTGTTGTCTGGCAATCTTGGTTGGGTCATTCCAGCCTTTTGGCACACCATTGACAAATGCATGAGACATCAACTCCCAGCCATTACGCACAGCAGTTGTTGTGGATGCCAGCATGGTTGGCACTTCCAGCAATGAGTATGCATCGTCACCACCAAGACCAATGCCTTGTCGCACTGTTCCAATCGTTGCGGCAACAGCACGTTCAGTCATTCGCCATGGCAAGAATACAGTGTTACTCAAAGCATTCTTCAAATGTGTGCCTGGTCGAGACAAAATGCCGTTGACATAGACTGTGTACATCTTCTCCCAAGGATTACCTTGAGCCATACTTTTGATCATGTTGGCTTTACCCTCTGGAGTCTTGACATCCAGATAGGCTTGAGCAAACTTCACAATATCAGTCTCATTGCCAAAGTTCTCAATGATGCTTGAAATATCAACAGCACCATCTCTTGGCATACGCATCACTGCCAAAGACTGAGCAACATTGGTCTGGTAACCTTTGACGCTTTGCTGAAGCAGATTGTGAAAGTGAATGGTTTGAGCCATCTCTGCCAACTCGGTTGGAGTAGCAGATCCATCAGCCACTTTTGCCGCCAGTCCATCTAAGTGCTTGGCACTGGCAACCATGGCGTTCAAAGCTTTGTAGGTGTTCTCTGGGCTGACTTCCAGCTTGCCACTGGTGATGTCATCAATAAACTTTGGGCCAATGCCAGCACCTTCAGCGGCTGTACGCACATCATCAAATGTGATTGTCTGGGTCTTGATGCCAGCCATCTTGTTCATGGTTTCAATGGTTGACTTGATGTCTTCCGTTGTCTCCATCTTTGGCAGATTGAATACTGTTGCTGGCGGTACTTCTGTGGCTGGATCTGTGACAGCACGGATCTTTTGCACTTCAGCACGTTGACTGGCAAAAGCTTCTGGCGTGATCGCTGGCTTGGCGTTAGCTTGCACCTTGGCAGCAATCTTGGCTTCTGTCTTGCTGGTAGTTACACCAGCATTAATTGCGGCTTTGGTAGTGTCTTCTACCGCAGCGGCAGTAGCGGCTTCTGGTGTCAGTGGTGCAACTGGTGGCTTGCGGATCTCGACAGGCTTGAGCTTCTTCAATACCTCACGCATTACCGAACCACCACCGCCAGCAACCTGAATGCCTTCTTCTTGCATTTCTGCTTGCATAGGAGCCATAGCGTCAGCAGTTGCTGTTTCCGACATTGGCGCAGAAGCAAGCTTTTCTCGCTGATCTTGGTCAACAAGGGTTTCATTCATCTGATCAAGTTTAAGATCAAGTTGCTGGATCGCCATTATTTTGCTTCCTTAACCAATGACTTGGCTTTCTTGACAACAGTCTTACCAACTTCTTTTGCCGCCTGTGCGCCTGGTAATACATTCAATGCACCAACAGTAGTCTCAATTCCAGCAGATACTAGATCGCCTTGCTCGGCAGATTTAATACCTTCAGCAATTGCCAAAGCGCCTTCCTCAGTGTACATGGGCAGCATGGCAGTACCAATTGCTGTACCAATACCAGGCAGCATCGCCAAAGCGTCTACAAGCCCCATAGTTGCTGGCAGATTACTGCTTGGCCCACCAATAAAAGATTGTGCGTTCTGACGGGCTTTGTAACGATCTACGCCAAGACTTTCCAATACAGCCTGAAGCTTGTCAGCAGCTTGCTGGCGCATGGTTGGATCAAAAGATTTCATCTCAGCCTGAACCTGACCAGAATAGGCAGACTCAGGCAAGCCCCTAGATCCAGCCTCAGCCACCAGAATGTCACCAAGCTGGCTTGTGCCAGGCGCTTGGACTGGCGCTGGCTCCACAATAGGATCAGGTGCTGGGTAGAACACACTATCCCAGTCTTTGCGAAGTTCTCGTTCTAGACTCATAGGTTGTCCTGATAATCTTTCTTGGCTTTGTTCAGACGAGTCACTTCATCTGAAGACAAGCCAGGCACTTTGGAAAAATCAGTCTGATCAAGTGGCGTGTTTGGCTTTTTGACATCTGGCTTTTTGCTGAAGAAATTGTCTATCTTCTCTTGAGCTTGTTTGCGCTTTGTCTCTTTGTCTATGACGATCTTATCGCCACCATATCCTTTTAATGCATTATTCAAAGCCTCTTCTGGTGTCAAATAACGCTTTACACCTTTTTCACCAACCACTTGTTTTTGCAGTTCTTGGTAATATCTTTCGGTAAGATCAATTTTCTTCTTGAGTTTTTCAGCGCCAGGATCAATGAATGGACTGACAATGCCAGCTTCACGATCAATTCTTTCCAAAGCAATCTTGGCCTGATTGTCAACCAATGATCTGCCAAGTGATTCAAATTCAGCACGACTCATTTTGGATGAATATGGCACAAGTTCTTTGATGCTCTTTATCCGACCATTCTTGATGTTTTCATAAAGATTCATTGTCAGCACTGGATTTGGTTCAACTTCTTTTGGCTTCATCAATTCCATAGCGGTGGTCAAATTCATTTCATCTAAACGAATCATCTCGGTCAAAATTTCTTGCTTACGAGCAGGCTTTGTATCAGGGCGCAAGAATTCAATAGTCAACTCATTGCCCTTGATTTTGTTTTCAGCCTTACGTTTTTCATCTTCAATATCAGTGAATTGTTTGGCATCACTGACTAATTTCATATGTGCAGATCTGATTTTGTTTTTGGTTTCTTTATCCAGTCTGTTATATAAACCAGTCAATTCACCAACATCACCATTCATTAATTTTTGAGCGGCAACACCAACAGAAGGTGCAAATATCGGATCTGACAGCTTTGTCAGTACAGCGCCAACCTTAGCTTCTTGCACAATCTTGTATGCCTCAATAGCGTATTTTTCACTACCAGACAATGTAATGCTTGTCTTGTTTGTAAAAGGCTGTATCACATTTTGCAAAATATTTTCAAGCTCTGCTGGATCCATTCCAATGTCAGCATATGACTTAATGACATTTTCAACCACAGGTTTGATGCTCATAAGAGCAGCCTCTTGATCAGCGGCATAACTCAATTGGCGATTCTTTTCATCGATTACCAATGCTTGCTTGTATACGCCATGACCAATGGTAGCCATAGATGCACGGAACTTGATAGATGTCTCTGGATCAATCGCAGTCAGGACAGATATAGTGCCATCAATGTCATCACGCAAATCACGTTGAAGTGTGGTGACATCAAGAACAGCGCCACGCTCCATTGCATTTAATCTTGCAGCAGTCCTGTTTTGAAATTCAGTCTGTAGTTGAAGGTAATTCAATAGCATATTTCAATGCTTTCTTTTGAGCTTCAGTGACCGCCTTCTCTTGAAAGAAGTTGGTCATTCGATCTAATGATTGCTCAACGCCAGCATATCCCTGAGCTTTAATTTGCTGCATAGCTGTGGATATCTTTGGCAGATCAGCATACTGAACACCTAGATTTTCGTAACGAGGTAATTCAGCCATGTCAGTATTCCCTTCCATTCAAATTTATTGGCATAGAATACGATGGAAGATTTGTTGTGACAGGTCTAGAATATGGAGTAACTGGTGTTGACTGAGCAGGTGGAGTTGCAGATTGACCATACATGGCATACGCCATTCCAACTTTGCCAATTGCGCCTGTTATGCCAGCAGCCTCTGCAACAGTAGCCGCACCATACAGTTGTTGCGATTGAGCCAGACCACCAGCAGCCGCTAACTCAGCATTCTCACGGGCAATCTGCATCTCATAGCCAGCACGTTGGGCATTTGATTGGTCAATAGACAGTGGGCTTCCTGTCAGTGGGTCAATGCCGCCAGCGGCTGCTCTTGCTCGGATAGATCCACTTATTTTTTGCTGGCGCTCAAAAACAGCCAAAGCTTGGCGGTTGTAGTTCAGCGCATTCTGACGACCTTGCAGTTCAGCCTGCTGTGCTTCAAATCTGAATCTTTCGGCTTGTTGCTCACCTTGTCTGATAGAAGACAATGCACTTACAGCAGCAAAGGCCAACATTGCGATTTGTGCCATTTATGTGCCTCCGTACACAGATAGTTTGTAGTCAAGACCCAGAAGCGTTAACTTCAACGGAAGATTTTGACTGATTGTAATTTGAGCATCATCAGAGTACCCAGCGATTCCTCCAACAGTTTTTGTTCCAGTGAATTCTGGGATTGCTTCATCCAATATGCCAACAGTGTCAAACGATCTGATCGGCACAAGGTTATCGTTGACCAGCAAATGCTGTGTCTCATACAACAAAGCATTGACTTCAATAATGCGTTTGACAAAGCCAATACGCACACCAACAGACATCCGTGGTTCAATAGGCAAAGTCTTGATGGTCACTGTGAATGGCAATCCAACTTCATAACTGGTTGTACTGGCACGATCCATTGTGATAGATCCACCACCGCTGACAACTTCATCAGACAGCACACTGCCATCAGCAATCACATTCAGTGTCTTGCCAATGTGCGGTAGGCTAGAAATGGTTGTGGCAACACCGCCAGTAAAGCAGCAATCTGTGAATGTGGTTGTGTCAAACACCTCAACAAAGTATTTGTCCACACTGTTAAATGTACGCTTGACCACAACATAAATGTCTTCAATGTCAACGCCAACGTCTTTGAACAATCCATCAGTTGTGAGTTTGCTTGGAGCAACCACATTTTGCTGGCGCAAGATGGAGTAGTTGGCAATCGTGCCGTCTCCATTGAGCATCAGCAATGCATCTGTCTCTTCTGTACTGGTAGCTTTTCTTAACGCCAATTCAAGTGGATTGTTGATCAAATGGCTGGACAACAAGCTGATTGATGTACTGACATAAGACAAAGTTGCATCGCTGTACAAGAACTCATTGAGTGCTTTGCCTTGGCGCTGGACATAGATGGTTCCAGACTGCAATGTCTGCACACGCATACCTTCACGGGAACCATTGCGGCTGACTGTTTTCACAAAGAAGTTGGTTGGCGTGATTGGATCAAGACCAGACTGCGGTACATAGAACTCGCCACCAGTCGTAAACACTTGCAGGTCACGACCACTGATAATGTCGGTAATTGTGTTCAAGCTGTTGGTGTCTAGCGTTGCCTCAATCGCATCATCGTCATAGACTTGATCAGGATTGAAATCAAAGAACTGGGCAACCTTACTTCCCCACACAGTTGATGGGCGAGACTTACTGCCACCAAAGTACAGACGACCTTCATGGAAGGTACAAGTACGAGGCCAACCTTTGGTTGAACTCCACACATCTTCATAGCCAGACTCATATTCCCATGATCCAGTTGCAATAGCTGAAGTATTGAAAAATGGGATCTCAGTCACAGCACTAACCACAGTGGTACTGGTGTATGCAACGATCCTAGCTCTGCCTTGTGGAGTCGCATTTACATACTGACCAACACTACCAGCAGAAAAGACCGCAGACGATGCAGTCAGTGTGATGGCTCCAGATGTTGCACTTGGTGTCAATGTGCCTGCTGGGTTGCTGTACGCAATGGTGAATGCGTATTTGGGTATGCCAATAAAACTGATATTGCTGACAGTCCATGTGGCATCAGTACCACCACGCACAATCTTGATCGGATTGATATCTTTATGGGTGATGATCAGCGTATCAGCAGATTGAGTCCAACACATGGTGGACAGAATTGAGCTTGTGACAGCAGTCACTGCCAGATATGGATTGCCTGAACCATTGATATTTGTGATCAATGTTCTGTCTTTGAATACATACATCCGCTGATTCACAAAGATCAGCATATAACTGTCGTCTACAGAGAACTCAAATGCAACGCTACGAGTGCCATTTTGTGGACTTGCTGCGCTGGGTATCTCCATCAAGTGTTTAAGCCCACCACGCCTGCGTACACCGCCTTGTGGCTGAACCAATACATTGGTCAGTGTCTCAGCGCCATTCTTGTATTGCTCAAGCTCAACCCTAGCCCTGAGCAAAGGGTCTAACTCCCCGCTCGAAAAGTTGGTTTGAATGGCAACAAGTCGAACCATTAGTTTCTCACTTCAATAAGGCTGAAGTCTTCAAATGACTGTGTTGTGTTTCCTTGTCCATCGACCACCATGGCTGTGCGAAAGTAGCCACCACGGTTGTTCTCACCAGGTGAGCCAACAGCAACTTGTTGCCAGTATTGTGTCTTGCTGACCTGATCTGTGATCGGATCTGCCAAATGCCATGCCATCATGTACTTGAGCAATTGCACAAAGTACGCTGGCATTTCGGATTCTGTGGGCGCAAACTGGTAATCAATGACCACAGTTGTTTCATTTGTCAAAAGCTTATCGCCTTGGATCACCCAATCATTGAATGTTCCAGCGCCAATAGCTGTACTGTTGTATGCCCGTCTGATTGCGCCAAGTCGGTCAGATGGCAGTTGATATTCGTATCGGTATTGATTGACAGGCGTGTTGATCGTCTGTGCAAGCTGGACTTTCTTAAAGCTGAAAGACCATGGGTATGACTGTAACGTGGAGAACTTGACACCAGGGTACAGGCGGTCACAAGTGTTTGATGCTGATGTGCCTTCGTTGAAAGAAGAGATTGCTTTGCCGCCCAGCATCAGCAAGGCATCAGAGCAAATACGAATGTCGGTATCACCAGCAGCCATTTGTCACCTCAGATGTAAGAATGGCCTGCCACCAGTTGTCCAGTAGCAGGCCGATCCATTTGATACTGTGAT